ACCCATTTTACTTTTCATTTTTCCTGCCATAATTTTATACCCTTACTTAGATGCAGCTTTTTTAGGTCTACCCTTTTTTTTAGCTGCTGTTTTTTTAACTGTTTTCTTTTTTGGTTTCTTACCACCAACATAAGCTTCATTAACATCAGGTGTAGATGGATCGTCAGCTACATAATGACCTTTGTCATCTCTAGCTCTTACGCCATTCATCTCATCACACTTGCGTTGTGCATCCTCTAAATCTGGATCAGGACCAAATACTGGTCTCCAAATACCATCATCTGAGGCTTCTAAAACTTTATATTGAGGTGGGAATTGACCAGTCTCTGAAACTATATAATTTGCCATAATAAATACCTGTTAATCAGAATATACTTTAATCATCTCTAAAACGATAGAATAAGTATCTCCTGATGAGTGACCTTTAGTAGTAAACAAGATATCTCCTGTTTTACCACTACCTGCGTTATTTGGTAAACCACCAAAGTCTTTAAAGTCCATATGTCCATTACTACTTTCAGCAAGTTCCATTAATAGAACATTACTTGTAGCATCTAAAAAAAGTTGAACAGACATACCTACGACAGCATGGCTAACACGCATTACTCTAACTTCAGAACAAGATTTACCTGCTGAGTTAGAAGCTAAGGCAGATACATCTACCTTAGCTACTGCTGATTCTCCTGTGCCATCGCTAACATTAGTAAACTTCATAACACAATTTCTTTCACCATCTATTATGGTTTGTGTTGTTACTGCATCAGCCATAATCTATCTCCTATTAAGCGTCAGCAAACGGAGTTACTAAAGTGCCTGAACCTAAAATGATTCCTTCTACAGCATATTTAGCACTACCCATTGCAGTTACCTTAATAATACTACCTGCTAATCCACCTTTAGTTGAGCCATTTAATGTAATGACATCATTAGATGCACCAGAAATAAATGTTTTACCTGTAGCATCATCAACACCTGTATATAAACCACCTACAAATTTATCTGTACCATCTGTAAGTATGTCCATATCAGTAGCTGCTGTTTCTACTACAAAGAAGAAAGATGCACCTAAGTTATTTGTTTGATTTGGGTCTCCATCTTCACCTGGAGCTGTTGCTACTATACTAGGTAAAGTAAACTTACCATCAGCATCATTACAAGTTAATATTTTTCCTGCATGTGCTGCAACAGTAAGTGTAGTGTCTGCTGTTAAGCTAACTACATTTGCATTACCTGCTGATATAAATCCAGCTAATGATCTAATTGGACCTGAAAATGTCGTTCTTGCCATAATTTCCTCCTGGGAAATAAGTTCTACCGTCTTGGCTTGTCTGCTAGGTCAGTCTGTAGAACAAGTTAATATATCCTAGATATTAATAATATAACATAAAAAAAAGGGGAGCGTATGCTCCCCTAAAAGTTCTTACGAACTACCTGGTGAACCAAAGATACCTAGTGGATCAGATACACCGAAAGAATATCTTTCTCTCGCTTTATATCTAACATTACCAGTATCGAAGTCTCCATCCATAGTAGTAGTCATAGGTGCTCTAACAAAATGCTTCATTCCATCTGGAACATCTGTTGTGATAAAGAAAGCATTTGTATCAGTTAAATAATGATTAACTGAATAGCCTTCTGGAATCACACCATTAGTTTTCACAGCATTTATGTCATTGTCAGCAGTTCCTACTCTGTAATCACTTTGTAGCAATCTTGTAGCTACAAATTGTAGATCACTAGGAATAATAAGCTTTCTAGCTTTTGCTGCAATTTTAAGACCTCTTTCATCAACATATTTGCCGATTTGAATGATTGCATCTTCTAAAGATGTTTCATTTAAGTCTGCACCTGTTGATGGTCTATTACTATTTGTGCCACCGTTTACAAGCGGGTGAGCTGTGCTAAATAAAGCGACACCATCACCAGAAGAAAAAGTAGTTGAGAAACCATTATTTAATGGAAACGCTGCTTTTACTTGCTTTGTATAAGACATAGCTCTAGCTAATGCTTTAGTGTATCTAGCTGATACTGAAACATATAGATTATCTTCCATAGCTTCTTCAGTAATGCTGAATCCTAAACCAATAGTTTCATGCGTATATCTAGCGACAAAAGATTCTTGTGCTG